CTTGTTAATTTCATTTGACGTTTCTCATCTTTATTCATTGATTTCTTATGAACCCCTGGTCTCTTTGGTGGTCTATCTCTTTTTATATAGTGTGAAAAATTTTGTTTAGCCATTAAAATGCCCAGCTAACAAAACTGTATCTTGTTCCTTCTGTTGTTTCCTTTACCTCATGTGGATACATAAAATTAGATGGGAACATTAGTATGTCCCCTGTTTTTAATTTAATTTCTTTATCTCTACACACAAATTCTGATCCTTTATAATCTTCATTAAGATTTGCTACAATAGATACTATAGGTACACCTTTCATTTTACCATCAAATATACTATGAATATGATCATAATGTTTTCTCATAGTATTTCCTACTTCATATTTATTAAATCTTATAGGACTAAATTTTGTTAAAAAAGCATCTTCAGTTTTTTCTCCTGGTACACATACTTTTATTTGATATCTACCTAATGCTTCAATTAAATAAGGTGTAATTTTTTCTTGTTGTTCTTTTGTACATGGCATAACATCTAGTTCTTTTGTAGGTTCAGATTCAAATGTACCTGCAGCATAATTATTCCAAGTGTGTTTTTTCCATTCTTTTTTAATATTCTCATCTATTAAATTTTTACATATTTCTTTTGGTATAGTATTTTCAACTATTATATAATCTTCAATTGTGTTCATTTACTAATCTCCTTATGTCTAAATGTGTTAAGGAGTTTTCTGATCCTAATGTATCAATACTAAATGTATTAAATGACATACTAATTCTTTCTTCATCCCCCATGTTTGTAGGTACACTATGTTTTAAATTTGATGGAAATAATATAAGCTCTCCATCGGTGCAAGGTAACAAAAATGTTTCTGAATTTAAATTGTTATACTTTTTAGGGTCTAACTTCATAGAACTTTGTATTGATTTAGAAAAAGATATTGGTGGCAGTTTAGGATCTTGTTTAAAATAAAGCACACCACTTACAATACTATTAGGATGCACATGCTCATGATGCCTAGATCCTTTAGGGTTTTTGTTTAACCAACATTGTGTAACCACTAATCTTTGATCTGATTGTAAAATATCTTTACTAAATTTATTTATAGATTCATAAATAAAATTTTTTATATTTTTAAATTGTTCATTATCTAATAGATAAGTATCCTTAGATTTAAAGTTACCGTTTTGTTTTTGTTCTACCCAATCTAATGTATCAATATGTTTTAATTCTTGTTCCAAACTACCTTTATATTTTGTAATTAATAAAGGTGTAGGAAATATTTGTAATAATTCGTCTTTCATATATCCCTTGTTAAGTTTTGAGGGGGATAGTAATTTATTTATTAGCTTTGTAATCCACCATGAGAATCAGAAATAGAATAATAGTATTCTGCTAATTGTGCCAGATCCCCAAAGTTAGCAGCATTGCCCGCTGTAGCTATAGTTATATAATCGGCTCCAGCTAAATACCCACCCACATATCCACCACCAAACACTCCTCTAACATTATTGCTAGTTCCTCCACAAACAGTTCTTGTTCTAGTTAAATTTCCAAAGTCTGTTGCGTTACCAGTTGAAGCTATTGTTATATAGTCTATAGTATCAGTAGCAGATGGGGTGTACCCTCCAGCAGTAATACCTCTTATATTAGAACTTGTACCACTAGTGTACTCTTTTGACTGAGTAGAGTCTCCAAAATCTGTTGCATTACCTGTTGTTTGAATTGTGATATAGTCAATTGTGTTTAAAACACTTGGACCACTAAAGTCTCTACCATTAGTGCATATACCTCTTGTGCTAGATTCATAACCAGCAGTTCTTGCTCTTGCAACTGTTAAATCTCCAAAATCAACAGCATTACCTAGAGTTTGAATTGTAAAATATTCCATAATATTGACAGCTGTTGAACCAGCACTTTGTCCACCTTGAGAAATACCTCTAGTTTTGTCACTACAAGCTGAATTTAAAACATGACCTGTTGCCATATCTCCAAAATTTGCAGCATTACCTTGAGAGGCAATAGTTATATATTCCATATCAACGCCTGCAAATGTACTAGGTGTTCTTGAGGAAGTACTTACACCCCTAGTCAAATCAGAGCAACCTGCAGCACTTTGATGTGATACTCTTTGATCTCCAAAATTAACTGAAGTACCTAAAGTATTAATATTAAAATAATCATAGTCAAGATTATTACCATGAAGTACTGCTCTACCCGACCCAGGCATATAGTTTACTGATGGTCTTTGAAAACTTGGTAGACCCCCATGACCATTAGTGTATGCATTACCAGATGCAGAAGTAGTAACTAAGTCACCAAAATCAGTAGCATTTCCTAAAGTACTAATATTTACAGTATCAATTTTTTTAGTAACAGCTGGACTATATCCTCCTGAAAACCATGCGGTTACTCTATTACTAAACCCACTTGGGTATGAAGTGCCTGCAGTTAAATTTCCAAAATCAACTGCGTCACCAGTTGATGCCATTTCAATAAACTCAATTACATCAAAATAAGTAGCAGGTGAATCTGTATAACCTCCAGCAATAAGTGCTCGTGTTGTGCTTCCTGCAGCAGCTGCCTGTCTTTTAGCGGCACTTAGATCACCAAAATCAGATGCGTCATTTCCTAAACTAGCTAAATTTATAAAATCTATTTGATTGTTTTGTGCTGCTGGTATTGAACCCCCAAAAGTAAAACCTCTTGTTTCATTACTACACCCACCTAATCTAAATCTTGCATCACCAACATTGCCTCCAAAATCTGTGCCATTTCCTGTGCTTGCTATGTTTACATACTCAATATCAGAAACTCTACCCCCTAATTTATATGCTCTAATACTATTACCTGCACCAGCACCACCAGAAGTTGTACTTGAAAAAGTATCTCCAAAATCTGTAAAATTTCCTGTGGTTGCAAATTCATTAAAATCAATATTATTTACAATTGTTGGAGTTCTTCCACCATACATAATACCTCTTGTATTGTTTGAAGTATTACCTCTAGTTAGCTCTCCTCTTGCTACAGTTAAATCGCCATAGTCAGTTGCATTACCAGTTGAAGCCAAATTAAGTTGTTCAACTGTGTTTACAATACTTGGATTATAACCAATTGCATGAATTCCCCTAGTTGCATCCCTGTAATTTAGATTGCCCCTAACTAAATTGTATCGTTCTTTAATATCCCAAACAGCCATTAACTTAATCCTCCGTGTCCGTTAGAAGCTCCACAAACATTGTTTGTAGTTTCATTTAAATCACCAAAGTCAGAAGCATCACCAGCGGATGCTATAGTAATTTTATCTATTGTGTTCACATTGCCAGGTGCTCTTCCAGCACCAAAAATACCTGTTATAGAATTAGAAACAACAGAATCCATTGTACCAAATCTTGCTTGTGTTAAATCACCAAAATCAGAAGCGTTACCTGTTGAAGCAATTGTAATAAAGTCTATCGTGTTTACAGCCGTTGAGGTATTAGGTGTACTTCCTCCTGCAAATACTCCCCTAGTTGAAGAAGAAGTTGGTGCAACTTGAGCCCTAGCTTGTGATAAATTTCCAAAGTCTGTAACATCACCAGCTGAAGCAATTGTAATATACTCCATAATATCTAAAATTGCGTTTGGAGATGCCCCTGCTCTTCCTCCACCAAACACACCTCTTGTTGTGCTAGCTACCGCACCCAAACTATGCCTAGTAGCAGATAAATTACCGAAATCAGTTATGTTTCCTATGCTCGCAATTGTTACAAAAGATATTGTATCAACTATCGTATTTCCTCCATTAACCCCCTCTGCAAAAACAGCTCTAGTTTCATTAGCAAGTCCAGCTCCATCTTCACCTGTAGCACTTAAATTTCCAAAATCAGCGGCGTTACCTTCATGAGAAAATGTAATATAATCTATGACATTACTGTGAGCACCAGGACCATAACCACCACCAAAAAGTCCTCTAGTTGAACCACTACCACCACCAACAAATTGTCTTCTACCAACTGATAAATTTCCAAAATTACTTGTGTTACCGTCTGTTGATATTGTTACTTTTCTAATACTGGATGATGTTGGATTACCCCCAGCAAACAAACCTCTTTGTCCTGCACCACCACCTCGTGGTATTGGTGCTATTCTCGTTCCTTGATACCCGTCATTTAAACCACCATGCGAGTTTGACGTTGCATCTAATTCTGTTCTTGCAGTGGCTAAATTTCCAAAGTCAACAGCAGTACCACCATTAGCAATAGTAAAAAAATCTATAACATCAACAGCAGGACTTCCTCCACCTTTAATTCCTCTTACAGAGTTAGATGTACCACCAGCAGCATCTAAAGCATTTGTAGCATCTCCATAATCTACAGAGTTTCCTTGTGAAGCCATGGTAATAAATTCCATAGAACTTACATTAGCAGGGCTAACATACCCTCCGATATTTACTCCTCTTGTCGAAGAATCTGAGGAAGCAGAATTACTATAGGCACCTGTTAAATCTCCAAAATCTGTAGCATTACCTGTTGTAGCAAATTCTACAAAATCAATACCTGTCCCAGCAGGTTCACCACCTAATCTAATGCCTCTAGTTGGAGAAGATACTCCTACACAAGCATTTGCTACTGTAGTTAAATTTCCAAAATCAATTGTATTACCAAGAGAAGACATTGTAATATAATCTATTACATTTATATTTGTTGGACTAGTTCCTCCAAAAACTAAACCTCTTGTCGAATTACTTGATGCACCAACTGATTTTCTAGCAACTGTTAAGTCTCCACAGTCAGCTGCATTACCTTGTGATGATGGTGTAAAATAATCAATAGTATTAACCATTGAAGGAGTTGCACCCCCAGCAAAAAAATTTCTATTAAAAGAACTAAACGCACCTAGACCTCTTCTACTTTGACTTAAATTACCAAAAGCAGAGGCATTTCCAGTTGTTGCAATTGTTACAAAATCAGCTGAAGCAATAAGAGCTGGAGAAGAATAACCTCCACCAAATATTGCACGGGTTCCATTTCCACGCCAATAGCCACCCGCAACAGCATCATGAACTTGTTTTAAAGTCCATACGCCAGAACAATCATCAAGTTGTGGGTAGTTAGCCATTTAAATTCCTAGTCTATTTTTTTAGTCCAAATACCAGCTGCTGCATCAGTTTGATTAAATGCTTCTTGTCCACCTGAACCATCTGGTTGAGTCCATTCAGATGTGTAAGTATCTAAATAAGTTTTTATTGCTGCTGCATTTGCTAATTCACCTAATCCAGTTTCACTTGATCCATCTACAGTTGCACCAATTAAATCCCAATCTTGAGGAGATGAACCACCATTTGCTTTTGGATAATATCCACCATCATCTATGTAAGTTGGAATAGTTCCACCAGAAGTTAAATTATATTTAATTATTTTATTTGCCATTTGTTGTATCCTTGTTGTCTATTAGTTTAGTATTAAGAGATTCTTCATCGTATAGTTTAAATCCTCTACGTTCTGCAAATGCTTCTGCATCTTTAGAAAATTTAACCGCACATGCTTCTAGCCATTGCATAGTCATTTCATGAGTAGGAGCTTTACCTGTAGACATCATATCATTTTCCATTTTAAGATATGCATAAATTTCAGCCTGTGCCTGTGCACTGTTTATACCCATATCAAAAAGATAAATCAAGTTTCCTTCGTCAATAACTCCACCTCTTGCTCTAGCAGCATTTAAAGCTTGTTTCATACAAGTCATAACATGGTAGTTAGATTCTTCTTTTTCATACTCTTCTTCAGAAATATCTTCTTTACCTAGTTTTTTTAATATACTTTTATATTGGTTCGTAAAGAAATTCATCTTTCTTATTGCACCTGTAATAGAGTTTTGAATATTATTCATGTTAACTTGTATCTCAAGAATTTCTGTCTCAAGTAATTCTTTTTCAAACTCAGTCATATCTAAGTCTGTTTTAAATTTGTGTTCTTTTTCTCTAAGCTCTATATCTTTTTTTCTCATTTTAAGATGAGCTTCTTCTAAAGCCATTCTAGTTTTATCAATCTCAGCTAGTGTATGTTTAACTGATCTTATAGGTGTGATTGCTGTAACATCTAACATTACACCCATAAACTGTGAGTGAGACTTATAGAAATTAGAACTAGATTGTTTAATCGCAGGTAAGGTACTATGGATATTATCCAACATAACCTTATATTCTTTTTTCACTAATGGTGAATTTGATATTTCTTTTATAATCAAAT